TTCCTATACTGCTCTGGAGTATCTATCTTTCCAGTACCACCAGGCATTCCAGCTAATCTTTCCCTAAGGAAGACTTCTTCAGCGAATTTACCTTGGTCAATGTCAGCCAATGCCGCAATGTCAGGATATTTAGCCTTAGCTAATTGAATAGACTTCAATCTATTCACTGATTGCTGTTGTGTCAGTGCCGCACTTTGCAATTGCTGTTGCTGGACAACGTTCTGTAATCCTTGCTGATAAGCACCACCAGCAGCTCCAAAGCCGCCAGCTAATGCACCTAAGATATTCTCAGCAGCAGAGCGTCGTGGGCCAATACGACTCATACCTTGAGCCAGTGCCAAACCTGCACCTAGTAGACCTTGAATATTCGCTGTATTACGCTGTTGTTCTACCTGTTGAGGCGTAATAAGACCTAGAGTCTGCAAATTCTCGTAAGAAGAAGGAGCAGCAGCACCGAATATATTAGGGATGTAATCTGTAATATCCATATTCCACCTAGATCAGCGAAACTTTAGGAACGCCAACTTGATACTGTGGCATTTGAACTTGCGAAGGACTACCACGCATTATCCCAGCAGGAGCAGGTTGCTGTTGCGGCTGACTAAGCAATTCTTGACTAGATTGCAATGCCATTTTTGTAAGTGTCGGATTATTTTGAGCATATTGCCCAATAGATCCAACTCTATCCATGAAGGTAGGTTCATACATTGACGATGGGATAAGTCCTGTACTTGTGCCAGATGAAATAAAAGGTTTAGTGACAGGAGAGCCAGCGAATAAACCAGTTTTAGCAGCTTCAGTGCCAATTATTCCGCTAGGGCCAGTAGTCAAGTTAGCCGCTTGCATTGCAGCACTAGGGCCAGTAGTAAATGCCTGAACAGCACCAGTAGGTAAAGAACTACCAGCAATAGTAGTAGAACCAGATGCAGCACTAGGCAAAATACCAGATGCAGGGGCTGACGTAGACAATGCAGAACTTATACTTGGGAACATAGCGCCACCAGCTCCACCAACAAAACCACCCAACATAGCGCCTTGAATAGGATTCTTACGATTAAGTGCAGCACCAGCAGCAGCACCAATCAACATTGGCTCCATTCCACTCATTATTTACCTCCCTGCGGTGTAGCTGTAGTCTTAGTCTCCAAAGGAGCACCATAGAAGACGTTAGCAGCCTGTTGCAGACGTTGCATCGGAAGATCCTGAGCCGCTAGTTGACCTTGCAGAGCCTGTTGAGCGTAACCTTCCTGAGCCTGACCAGCTTGGAGCAGACGCTGAATATCAGCATAATCAGCCTGAGCCATTTGAGGAGCAGCCTGAGCAGCAAGTATCTGACGCTGACGCTCTGCCTCAGAAGACTCAAATGCCATTCTATTACCAGCTTCCATCAAGTTTCTAGCAAAGATGTCTTCTGCTCGACCTTCTTGCAGACCTGCCGCTTCAGATCCATAGCGACCAGCAGAAGATGCTTGCGATCTAAGGGCTTGAATATTGCGTAAATATTCATCAGCAGCAACTCTATTTGTTTGACCCAAAGCACCCGCTAGGAATGGATTAACGCCTCGTCCTTGAATCGTAGCTAACTGTTCAGCTTGAGCCGCAGGGATCAATGGATTACCAGCCATAGCTCGCCTAGCAGACTCAGTAATCGCTTGCTGAGAGAATGCTGACTGCTCAGGAGCCAATGTTTCAGGAGCCTGTGGCATACCCTGATACAGACGTTGAGCCTCACCCAGAGAATAAGTTATATACGGCTTAAACTCCGGAGCTATTTCTGTTTTGGTCTCTTGTGTACCACCGCCGCCACCACCCATATTACACCTCGCATATCCATTTACGAGGACGGAATCCGTATGCTCTAGCCCTACGTTCCCATCCCGGCCTATGGCTGGAGAATGTTAAATATTTAACATTAGCATCCCTAGCCATACTTTTGATAAATTGTAAACCTTTTTCAACCACTTGATAATCATTTTCTAACGTCCAAGCAGCCCAAACATGGAGTTCTTGCCCCATTGGCTGAAGGATAAAGAAGCCATAAAAATGGTTGTTCTTAAGGACTACCCAAAGCATAGCCTTTTGATTGAAACAGTCGGTATATACATCCTCAACTATCCAATTCTCAGGACTTTTAGTTTTAATCTTTTCTAGGCCGGGCTTAATAAAAGCCCACCATTTTCTTAGGTCATCGACCGGGATATATTTAAATTCTGTCATCCAACGATTATATAACCGTATGTCTTATCCGCAGTATTATTAGCCCAATGACTTACCGTAGCTTGCCCCTGTTGCTGGCTAGAAACATAAATATTGTCTGATGCCAGTGGCGCAATGTATTGCATGGTTGCAATTATTGACGCTGTAGATGGTCTAGTTGGGCTACTTTGGGCTGCAATATAATCAAGAAATACCTGTGTACTCGATGTGTTCCACATCAACTCTACATAGTCATTTGCGGCTAGTTCAATAATGTAATTCCAAGCTGGTAACGTATGCCCCGGCACACCGCCATGACTGTTCGGTACAGATACCTGACCATTAGTGCCAGCGACTGTAGTTCCATTCTTGGATAACCAAATATCAATGTCGTGAATTGCGGTATCAGTATTGGTTACCTGTGCGCTAAATTGCAGGTTGTAAATACCGGCATTTCTTACGTTTAAGCGCGAATTGTTACTAAGATATACACCATTGGAGTAATCTGTCGTACTAAATTCAATCGCATAAGCCGTATTAGCTGAAGCTGCTGTTTGGTCAGCATCGTCCTGAAAAGCCCCGTAAGGAGCCGCATCAGCCATAGCAGCAGCAGACTTAGGTACGAAGAAAATAAGGCTGTCGTAGCCTATACGCTCATCGTAGAGGGTAGTTGTGGTGGCATTACCAGTAGCCAAGGTAATCGTGCCGGTATTATTGGTCTTCCCGTCCATAATGCCACGAACGACCTCAGCTACAGCACGTTGATCCCCTCCAAATGGCGGTAATGTACGAAATTGCATTATCGAGTACCCTGCTGGAATATTTCTATTTCAGTTCCTACAACGGTTTTCCAGTTATCCCCACTAGGAATTACCTTAACCCTGTGATATTCGCCATTTGAGCGTAAAGAACACCTATTTTCATAGTCAGCAGCCACTGAATCACCAAATAAGACCTGATCTGACAGCAAATCACGGCTTGCCACCGCTACAGAAGCAGATCCACCGTCAACAATCGGCTTTGCCAATGTAATCGTAGACCTTCCGTTGCTAATGTCACCAGAAACCACCGAAGCAGTCTTCTTTGAGTTACCGAAAGTGATGATTTTCTGCCCAGTCGTACCTACCAAAATCAATTGACCACCAGCCCACTGAGGATCATCAAGCGAAACAACCAAAGCATCTAGGCTTGCAGAGTAATTATCAAGCTGTTCAAGCGTAACGGTAGCCGAAAGCAGGGAAGCAATTGACGTTGCCGTAGTTTCAATATGCGCCCATCGCTTTAATGGGATACTGTAAGCCAAAATACCGTAACCGCCAGACTGTTGTGGATAACACCACAAGACGAGCTTCCTAATAGGATCAACTGCTGAGGAAATCTTGAGCTTAATGTCTGTACGAGATACTCGGTCAAAGAACCAGCGATTTACCTTCTCCTCGCCAATATTTGTAAAACTCTGACCATCAGTTACATAGAAGCCATCATCGGCTAGGAAGTACGTAAAACCGCCAAATTGAGCCACTGAGCCACCAGACAGACAGCCTAATGTGCGAGAAATAGCATCAAACTGGAAAAAAAGCGGGGAGCCTGTATAGCTCATTCTATATATGGCGCGTTCTAAGAAGATCAGCCCATATTCCCCACCCGCTAAACCTGTAATATCGCCACCATCAGGGATAATCTGTGTATCTGACTGAGATGCAGCACCCGGAGTCCAGTCTGTCTCATCATTGATGTCAGACCAATACACCTTGTTTTCATCGCCAGATACGTTAGCAGCGACCACAAAATCACGAACTACTGTTACAAACTTAGCAGCAGGAGCAGCAGCAGCCAAGTCAGCAAAATAAGTGCTTACACCAAGTTCATAAGCCTGAAGTTTATCCCCACCATTAGCTGCAATGACTTTAGCGCCAAACTGCGTAACATCCCAAAACTCAATTGCAGAATAACCAGTCGTGGTCAGTGGATCTAAATCAAGATCAGCGGCATCAAACTTGTACAAGTTAGAAGCAGAGCCAGCAAATATAGTGTTTACAGAACCTAACTTAGCCCCAAATGCCAGCAACAAATCAGCACCAGCATTGTCTGATAGATTCGCCTCTCCATTAAACGGAGCATATCCATTTGCAACAGGATAACAATTAGTAGCCTCAGTAACAGACCCAGTTACGCCCGGCTGATCTGGTAGCCACTCGCCAAAATTGATCGTTGTTTTAGCCATTATTGTTTCGTCCAGCTATCGTTGCTTACAGATTGATTCGTCCAAGAGTTAACGCTTGCCTGAGATGCAGCCCAAACATTAGATGATGGAGAGACATTTGACCACGTATTTTCACCAGCAGTCTGATTAGACCAAACATTTACGCTAGGCGTTACATCAGACCATTCATCACCAATGATAACGCCATTTGCTGTAAAAGTTACTGTTCCATTAACTCTAGCAACGCCAAAAAATACTTGAGATGCAAGGCAGGAAACAATGGCTTCACAGTAAACCGAAGCAAAGCCTTCATACTCAACACCACCATTAGCAGCAACAGTAGCCTCAGCAAATACAGCAGCATCACCAGTTCTGATTCTCAGACCATCAGCCGTAACGGTAGCACTAGCCGATACAGCCGCATTGCCCTGCTGAATCCTAATACCAGCCGCAGTAAACACAGCAGTCCCACTAATCGCTGCATCCCCTGCATATATAGCAACAGCATTAGCCACGACAGTCGCAGAGGCATTAACGCTGGCAGAAGCACTAGCAATAAGACCACCAAGCGCCGTAACAGTAGCAATTCCAGATATTGATGCTGATGCTAATCTTTCACGAATAGCATTAGCGCCAATACTAGCTGTTCCATCTACCGCAGCATTAGCAAACATAATCCTAAATGCGCTAGCCGATACCGTAGCCGAGGCATCTACACTTGCCGTACCAAATAACGTATTCCCGCCTAATGCAGAATACGGAGACTGGGCAAATGTAGTAATCCCAAACATTTAGACGATCACCCATCGAGCGCCAGTAGGAACAGTTACGGTAACACCAGTGTTTAACGTAACATTCCCAGAACTCAATCCATTGTAGTTTGTTGGCAAAGTTAAAGATGTAGCAACAGTATTTGCATTCAGGAAAATGCCGTTAGACGCAGCAAAAGAGGCTTCATAAGCAATATCTGAGGCATCTCCATAAACAGCTTTAGAGGCAGGATACGTTACAAATACGTCCTTGCTATTGGCTGCGAAGTTGATAGCCGATGTTGTGCCTGAACTATTGGATAGGATCGTATCCCGTGAAAGGGTAGTGCCACTAGATGTGTATGTGCCAATGCCGACTTCCCAAGTTCCAGCAGTCGCATCAACGATGGCATAGTAAGTTGTGTTCCCGTTGCCAACATCAGCAAACGAGCGAAATCCTGACGCAGCACCAGCTAACGTCAAAGTACCTGTACCAGAAGTGGTACTAGTCTCTTTTATCCTATCTTTGACAACAAGAGGCATTATTTACCCCTTATGCCAAAGTCACACTCAGGCTACCAATTGCAATCTTGAAAATATCGCCGTTTTCAATAGTCTTGGATGTATCCAAAGCCGTGTGATACAGCAGATTACCGCTAGTAGAAGCATCAAGAATACCGATCCAACCTACGGTTCCCCATGATCCTGTGGCTTGCGGGAACTCAACCGCAGCACTATTGGTACTAACGCCATTGCTGGGCGAACCAAAAGTAACAGCAGTCCGAGCATAAGAACCACCAGAAACTTCTGTACCAGAATTAGCATCGGTAGGATCTGAAGTATAAAGACCAACGTAAACAGTTGAAGGGCTTGTGTAGCTAGTATTACGGAGAGTAGCGTTAATTAGCGCATTCTCAAGATAATTTGACATCTCTGCCATGATTTACCTCACGTTATAAGACATTGACATAGGCTGACCGCTGTACTCACTAGACTGGTCAGATGTATTGATCGCAGTGATCGCACGTTCATACAGAGCAGCCCAAGTCTGAATCCTTGCATCATTCATCAGATACGGCTCTGCCTCAGCCAAAGACGCATATAGCAGCGCATCAGGATAATTCGCAAGGAATACGTTAGAAGCAGTGCTGTCACTCAATACGGTAGGCTTACCGTAGTACAGCATTTGCAGTGTGTATGATGTGTCTGGAATAGGGGCTAGCTGCATCTCAGAGCCAAGCACCGTATAGTCCACAGGCTTACCACTCTCAGTAGCCCTAGAAGTCTCGTAGAAGCTGTTAGGAGCCTTGTAGCGCAGGGTTGTAACCGGAGTCGTATTGAGATGAATATCACGCATCTCTAGGAAGTCTGTCGGGAGCCCAACAGTTGAATCACCGCCAGTAGTTGAAGCCGTAGCCACAACCAGCATCTGACGGGTTCTAATATCTCGCTGTAACCGTGTCTCAGCTAGTCGGATAAAGTCAGGGATAACCGACGTTAGATCACTACGAGCAAGGTAATTTGCTATCGTAGTCTTTAGTTCCGAGTAGCTAGTAAACGCCATGTTATTCCTCTAATTGCTCAAAATCTTTCCAGCCATACTCGTAAGTGCCAATGTGCCGGATGTGCATCGATAACTCGTGGTCTACATACGTCTGGAAGCCCTCAGAACCGGCCTTAACGCAAAAATAAACGTCTTCCCCACATACACCACTACTGCCCCATCCAGCGTCAAACCACGGCCTTCCTGTCTTCTCAAACACCTCTTTGCGGATTAGAACAGCACCAAAGCCAACCGCTGTTACTTCCTCAATCCCTTGCTTGCCGCGAGAGTCTATGTTCTCCCACTTATGCACCAAGGTTTCACCATCCATGTACTTCGTCATCAACTTAGCCGTAGGTGTTACAGGCTTGCGTCTTGTCGTAGCATTCACCCCAACAATCGGCACATCACGACTTAGCAGAATTGTAATTATGTCAGGCGGGAATCTCATGTCACTGTCGATAAACAAGACAGCATCACAGCCTTCCTTTAACGCAACTTCTGCCAACTTCTCACGCTGGTCAAAGATCAAGGTTCCCGGCATTGTATAAAGGCTTAGTCCACCTTTACCGTCCTTGCACCTAACGGAAGCATCGTGTGCCGCCATCTTTGCAAAGTCGAAAGCAAAACCTGTATGAACCTCATCCCGGCATGGGACACAAACACCAACTCTCATATTGTTCCTCGATACGTTTTTAGTGCATTACCAAGCTCTGTCCCATTAAGAAACTGCGCGAATCGCTCTTGATCTACTACCGCAAATCCTCGCATTATTCCTTGCTGGTTCAAGTCATCAATTACAGTGTAAGGAAT